ATTCTGGTTTGAAAACTAGAAATTTTAAAAATAATGAACAAAAAGTTAAAAATAAAAAATAATAATATGATCAATTAAGGGGGTGAGTGTATTTTGTGAGTAAGTTTATATTAAATAATCAGTACATAGAAATATGCGAAATGCCTGAAGAAGAATTGGCAGGACGCAGTAAAATCAAAATGTCAGCCCTAGAAATAGTGCCAGATAATTCTTCTTATAATGATAATGGTATAACATGGTTAAGAGAATATATAGATGCAAATATTAAATCCGCAATTGGAATGCCCTATGTTGTTTCGTGGTTAGATGAAGAAAATCAAATTCCTTCAGATCATGGAATAATGAATTTCGATGATGAAGGTAATGTTGTTTTTGATGGTGTAACCGTTGGAACTGTGCTAGATGCTTATATTGAAGATATTGAAATTGATGGTGAAACTAAAACTTTATTAATGACAGAGGGATTTATATATCGTCAAAGATATCCTAAATTTGTTGATTGGTTAAAAACTGAAATTGAAAATGGTAAAATTTATGGTTCTATTGAAATCAATGGTAAAGGTGAATCTAAGATAATTGAATATTTAGATGGTTCTACTAATTCAGATGGTACAAAAAAAATGGGTCGTATACCTACAGAGTTTGATTTTTCAGGATTAGCCATATTATATCTCACTGATCCTGCTGATAAAAATTCTATTGTTTTTGAAGTTAATTCAAAAGAAGGTGAAAATAAAAATATGGATATAGTAAATAAAGGTGTAACTATTGAAATGAATAAACTTAATTATTATGATATTTGCACGTTAATTACACGTGCTTTTAATAAAGCAATGGGTTGTGATGATTGCTACTGTTGTGATTATGATATTTATAGGTTTTATCCAATTGAATCACAAGTTATTTTTAACAAATGGCGTGAAGTAGGTATTTATTATTCAACTACATATAAGATTGAGAATTCAGCAGTTACAATTGGGGAAAT